CGCAAAAAACCGCCGCTTGATAGATTATCGGAACCGCGGGAGAAAAAAAGGAGGGTGTGCCGTAAAAGCCAATTACGACACACCCCCGTAACGGAAAAGGCTGTCCGTTATGTCGCAGACTTCGTGTATATCGACAACGACACTGGGCGCATGGTCGTCGAGGACACTAAGGGCTTCCGCACTCCCGATTATATCATCAAACGTAAGTTGATGTTGAAAGTGCATGGTATCACAATCAAAGAGATTTAATTATGGCACGTCCTATCAAACACGGCCTCGACTATTTTCCGTTTGATGTAGACTTCTTTTCAGATGAAAAGCTGTATGCTATTAGCGGCGAATTTGGCATTAAGGGTGAGATTACGACTATCAAGCTGCTCTGTGCGGTATACCGTAATGGTTACTACATTGAGTGGACTGAGATGTTGAAATATAAACTGATTAAGGAATTGCCCGGCGTTTCTCCTGAATTGCTCGACCAGATTATTAAACGCTTGGTCAAATGGGATTTCTTCGACAAGGGCCTGTTTGATACGGCATCAATATTGACAAGTCGGGGCATACAGCGCCGGTATCAAGCAATCAGTACCAAAATGCACCGTAAAAATGCAATTACAGAGTATCGTCTGATTGACCCGCCACGACCTACACAACAACGACAAGCTGCGCCGCCGGTATCCGAACCTCAACGGCCTAAATACGTCGCACAACTGACTCCATCTGCATCGGCTTCTCCGTCTGCTGTGTCCAAACGTCAAGCAGAACCTGTTCCGCTTGAAAAGTCTATTGAAATAATGCTCTCCGATGCCGTCTGGAATGAGCCTGTATGTATGCGTTATAATCTAAGCTCGGAGCAATTCAAGAAAAAGGTAGCCAATTTTAAGCTCCATTGCTTGAACATTGAGCGTCGCGAACATGAAAGCGTAAACGATGCCAAACGCCATTTCTGTACATTGCTTTCTCAGGGTAAGCTCGATGATATTTCACAACCAGCGTCCGACGCGCCTTCCGACTACACATATTCGGGTAGCTTCGGCAGTAAAGATACTTAACTATGTCATACCCCAAATGTCTTATTGACGAACTCGCCAAATATGGCAAACGACCTACCGGCAACCTTGAGTGGGATCGAGCCGTTTTGCAAGTGCTGAAACTGCAAGACCGCAAGAAGGCAGAGCCGTGGCTGGCTATGGATAATGCAGTTGCTATGGCGGCGGCTGAAATTGAAAAAGCAAAGATTGAGGCTCAAAATCTTGCCGACCCGAATATCTATCAGGCACATGTCAATATGATTATATTCGTCGCCAACGAGATAGTGCTGAAACCTCAAAACAGACGCTTTGAGATTGACGAGCATAACAAAGACGTTCTTCGTTTTCTGCTGTATTATTTCAATGAATGTCCGTTGGCCGAGGATGTGTTCCCCGGGCGAGGCTACAAGCTGCACAAGAATATCATGCTGCAAGGTAACAAGGGTGTCGGCAAAACCATGATTATGCAGATTTTCAGCGAGTATCTGCGCCGCACGAAAAATCCACGATATTTCGTGAACGTGTCGGTTACTCAAATGGTCAATCATTTCTCACTACATAACAATATCGACCTTTACACCTACAATGAGGAAGGCTCGACGGGCTTCCAGATAAAACCTCACAATCTATGTCTCAATGATATTGGAGTGGAAAACCGCCCATTTTACGGCATCGATACCCTCACGGTTGTCGCCGACTTCCTACATGCTCGTAATGAGCTTTGGGCTAACATGGCCATATCTGACCGCAAATTCGCCCACCTCACGACCAACCTCGACAATGCGAAACTGACGGCCATGTTCAACGCCAAAGACGCTTATGGTCGTATTGTTGACCGTTTCAAAACCTATAATGTAATTCCCCTAACCGGCGACTCTCGCCGATAATCATTCAATCATGTTTCTTACAATCACTTCAATCATTGTCGCCGCCCTGTTCGGCGCTGCTGCCGCCGCTTCTTTGCGGATGTCATGCGTAAATGACAATCTACGCAAGAGGTTAAAAGACCTCAAGGACAAAAATCAGGAAATCAACAAAGATAAAGACCGGCTGAAACATAGCATCGACAATCTATGCGCCTCTATGGACGAAGAAAATGTCACCTACTATGCCTCTCCATGCACAAGCGGATCTCGCTGTGTCGTTCTTCGCCGCTGTTTCATCGACGGCAAAGAGTACCACACTTTCATCAAGGATTTCAATGATGAAGATGCAGACTTCAACCGTAGCGATGCCGAGGAACTATGCGACAATCTAAACTCTCAATATTAAACAACATGAAGCAACCCGAATTAAAAGAAATCAAGGCCGCTTATGAGGTGACCGACGAAAACGGAAAGAGTATGCTCCGCGCTCTCTACCCCGATGTGATCACACAGCTCGAAGAAATTGACGACCGTCCTGTAACGGAGCGCATCAAGACCTTTGAGGACGCCTGCGCTGCCCTCGGAGAAGACCACCTGTACGTTCAGATGTTCCAAGAAATTTATGACAAAAGCGAAAAGGCTGGTGCAAATGTGAACAGTGACGTGGTAGCCTACCTCAAGCTGCGTATCGTCGCCACCGCTCTCAACGAGGGCTGGACGCCTAATTGGGGTAACAAGGACGAATACAAGTGGTATCCGTGGTTCTATATTCTCACTCAGAAAGAACACGACGACCTTAACGAAGAAGAAAAGTGCCGTGTCGTTGGCCGTGCGAACTACAGCGCGTATGCGTATGGCGGTCTCGTTTACACGAACGCGAATTACGTTTCTACGGTCTCGACGAGCTTAGGCGCGCGTCTCGCCTTCAAGTCCAAAGAGCTTGCCAAATACTGCGCCGAACAATTTGGCGAACTGTGGGCTATGTTCATCGTTGGCTGAAAACATCGACATCGGGGCCGGCGGCTCGTCCGCCGGCCTTTACCTGAAACAACAAACATAGACATGGAAATTAAAATAAAAAAACTACGCGACGACGCAGTTCTTCCTGTTCGGAAAACCGATGGCGCCATTGGTTTTGACCTTGCCGTCCCTTGCGACATCTGCATTGAACACAAACGACAAATCATCCCGCTTGGCTTTGCTCTGGAACTGCCGAAAGGCATTGAGGCTAAGGTCGAGCCTCGTTCCGGCTTTTCATCAAAAGGCATTAAGGGTTTTGAACTCTCCGTGGCACAGGAACGAAACGCAATGGGTATCTCTAATCAGAAAAAGTTGTTTTGTCGTATCGACGAGGCCGAGTATTTCAATGCCGATGTACTTGTCGGCAAGATTGACCCGGACTATCGTGGCGAGTGTGGGGTGATAATTCTCAATCATGAACCCGGCAAGCCATTTCTAATCAAGGCCGGGACGCGCATCGCGCAAATGACATTCTACGCGGTTGCGCCAGTGAGTGGTTTCAATGTGGTTGAGGAATTATCCGAAACACATCGCGGCGCGTGCGGCTTCGGCCATACAGGAGCATGACAACCAAACTGAAGCGCAGAGCAAACTTGCTCTACCGTCTGCGCCGACACGGTATAACCGCCAATACCAAAGAGCGGGTTATCTTCATTCCTTATGGAGATAATCCGTGGCGGTTTCCGCAAGTGCGCCGGCTCAATCAGGAGTATTTCTTCAACATTCAATTCATTATCACATGGAAATAGGGTTAGTAGACGTGGACGGCCACAATTTCCCGAACTTCGCTCTAATGAAAATCGCCGCCTTTCATAAGAGCAAAGGTGATAGTGTAGAGTGGGCTATGCCGCTGTTCGGGCATTATGACCGGGTGTATAAGTCGAAGATATTTACATTCACACCCGACGAGCCTACGGATTGGCGTTGTGAAGTAATTTGGGGTGGCACCGGCTATGACATTCGCAGTCGCTTGGCTGATGAAATCGAAGCCTCAACGCTGATGGATTATTCGATTTATCCCCAATATCCGTTCTCAATCCAATTCTTTTCTCGCGGTTGTATTCGGCATTGTCCGTTTTGCCTCGTGCATGACAAAGAGGGTGGTATTCATGCGGTCCGCCCGGTTGACCTTAACCCCAACGGACAATGGATAGAGGTGCTTGATAATAATTTCTTCGCCAATCCCGAGTGGCTGGCAGCGGTGCAATATCTTATTGATGCAAAACAGCCGGTTAATCTCCATGGAGTCGACGTGCGTATCATGAATGAGGAACAAGCGTATTGGCTCAACAGATTGCGGCTTCGACGCAGTATTCATATCGCATGGGATATGCCTCAACTCGACCTTACAGACAAACTGCGAGAGGTTACTCGCTATATCAAGCCTTATAAGCTGATGTGCTATATTCTCGTCGGCTTCAACTCCTCAATCGAGCAGGATATGTATAGGATTGAGCGTTGCCGAGAGTTGGGCATAAAACCTTACGTCATGCCTTACCGCGACTTCGAGAACATAACGAAGCCCTCACAGTACGCGCGAGACCTCGCCCAATACGTCAACAAACCTCAATTATTTAAGACGTGCAGTTTCGCCGACTTCATGCCCCGCAAGGGCTTCAAGTGTGCGGAATACCTCAAAATACAATAATAGACTAAAATTATATACAATATTTCTCAAAAATTATTCCAATGAGAAAGACAGTAGCAAAACGGCACATGGCTATTAACGTTCAGGGTATTCTCGAAAATTACCGTCGGCGTTCTATGGCCGGTCTGGTTACGAATGACGATGGAAGTATATGTACCGACGCTGAAGCTCGACAATTCTTCTATGACCACTTGAAACAAGGTCACACCGTAATCCCCACATGTGATGAAAAAGAATGCCCCGATTTTGATTATACAGGCGGTGGCTGTCCGGGGCATGACATACATTACTACGACAACGAGAACAACGAAATCAGCAAAGAAGAATACGACCGAATTTTAGACAATCTCAATTCTGTCAACACGGATGAAACGGAGTCGGACGACGATATACTTATATAAATGGAAATCCTTGGAGATATCACATTACATTTGGGCGATTGTATGGACGTTCTAAAAGAACTCCCTGACAATTCCTTTGACTTGGCTATAGTTGACCCGCCGTATTTTTCAGGCCCTGAACGTCGGCAATTCTATGGTTGCCGATACAGTGCTATCGGAGTAAAACGGCTATATGCTAAATCCGAAAATTGGACTGTCCCGACATTTGAATACTTTGATGAATTAAAACGTGTCGCTAAATTCTACATCGTTTGGGGTTGTAATTATTTTGACTACATTTTCGACCACGGCAGAATAGTTTGGGACAAATGCAATGGAGCGTCTTCATTTTCGGATTGCGAGATTGCAGCCACAAACCTATTTCAGTCGGTGCGGCTATTCCCTTTTATGTGGAACGGAATGTGTCAGGGCAAAAGTATGACCGAGGGAAGAATCATGCAGGGTAATAAGAAACTCAAAGAAAAACGGATACATCCCACACAAAAGCCGGTGGCCTTATATGCTTGGCTTTTGACAAGTTTTGCTCAAGAAGGGTGGCGAATACTCGATACACATTTAGGGAGTGGCAGTATTGCTATCGCCTGTGACGGGCTGGGATTTTCGTTATTAGGCATAGAAATGGACGAACATTATTACAATGCGGCCAGAGAGCGCATAAAAACTCATCAGGCTACACCACGGCTATTTTAATCGAGTGTTATCTATGGATGCAAGACAATTCTTTGAACGAGTAAAAATCATGCGGCACTTCCAAAAGGAGTATTTCAAGACTCGCAGTCGCACGGCTCTCCAGCAGAGCAAAGCCCTTGAACGAGAAATAGACACGGAGATAGAACGAGTAAACAGGCTGCTCAAACTTCCCGAATACAAACAGCCTGAAACACCAAGCCTTTTCAAATGACGGAAATTCTTGCAAAATTCATAGTCAGTATAGCGGCCTTTGTCGGTGCGGCTTTTCTATGCACCTATTTCTCGCGGAAATTCGCGAGAAAGGAAAAGTATCATATAACCTTTGAATACAGACTCTTTATTCTTAAAAAGGACTATGTCTCAGGAATAACGTTTGAGTCATTTGGCGAATTGAAAGACCTCGGTGCTGAAGGTTGGGAGATAGCCTCTGTTATTGAAGATAGTATGCGCTCCACCTTTATAATACTTAAACGCGAAACACTACATCAATCATGAATGTTCTGTCGCTGTTCGACGGTATGAGCTGCGGCCAAATCGCCCTGCGTGAACTCGGCATAAAAGTCGATAACTATTTCGCTTCCGAAATAGATAAACATGCGATTGCCCAGACTCAGCTAAACTTTCCCGATACTATTCAGTTGGGCGATGTCTGCGGTGTTCATGCCGCCGACTTGCCGCCGATTGACTTGCTTATCGCAGGGTCGCCGTGTCAGGGTTTCAGCTTCGCAGGAAAGATGCTCAACTTCAACGACCCTCGCAGTAAGTTGTTTTTTGAGTTTGTGCGTATTCTTGACGAGTATCGCGCTGTCAATCCCGATGTGAAATTTCTTCTTGAAAACGTGCGTATGCGCCGCGAATATCAGTATGTCATTTCGGACACACTCGGTATTGAGCCGGTGATGATTAATTCGGCTCTCGTTTCCGCTCAAAATCGAGTGCGCCTCTATTGGAGCAATATAAGAACAGCCCCTTTTAGTCTGTTCATGCTCCGTACCGACATACCGCAACCTGCCGACCGCAACATCTACCTCAAAGACATTCTTGATGATGATGTGCCTGAACATCTTTACATGAGCGACGAACTTGTAGCCAATATGTTTGCCCACGCACAGCGACAAAAAGAAAAGGGCAACGGCTTCGGAATGCGCCCCAAAGGGCAGGATGACAAAGCTAACTCGCTGACTGTTGGGGGGGTATGATACAGGACGTTATCATGCTACAACGGCCACATGGCCACAATATAGGTGGCATTATAGAGCATAAAGCACCGACACTGACAAGCTCCTCTTATGAACATAATAATTTTGTCGGAATCCGAAAGGTTGTGCAAGTCAACCCGGACACAGAGAGTAACGGCAAACAGCCTTACCAACAAAACCGTGTCTACGACTCCAATGGCATCTGCCCGGCGATGTGTTCCGCTCACGCCGGAAATAATCCGATAGTCAGACACGGCACCATATACCGCCGTCTAACCATAAAAGAACGTAGCCGACTGCAGACCATCCCCGATTGGTATCGTTGGGAGTGTAGCGACACTCAGGCTGCGAAAATGCTCGGTAACGGTTGGACGGTAGAAGTAATCAAACACATATTAAGTTTTCTTTAATAACTCACCCAAATGAACCAGACAACAACCGTCCTGACCGAGATTGTGGCGTTTATCCTCGGTCGCAAATACTACGCCAACATCATCCACACCCGAGGCACAAAGAGGTGTGAGGTGTCGAGCTTCATATTCACGTCTAAGAGAGACGCGGACGCTCACCGCGACGCACTCGAAAGCAATCTCTCCTACAAGTTTGTGGAGACTGTGTCGTTCCGTTCGCGACACAACTATCTCAACTTATCAACCTACTCTAAATAATACATACTATCTTCGCATCATGCTTAATCGACTAATCACATGGCGGCGCAACCGCCACAACTTCGTGATAATGGACACGCGCGACAACTCCGTGACATTTTCGCGTCGGCTTTTCCGTCATATCAAGGATATGTACGGCGCTGCCGACGTGCAGCCAAAGGTTTTCGTATTCTACGTTCCGGCGACTAAATGTTACGGCTTTGCCGTCAATGTCCCTCTGGACAGGCCGACACAACTCGCCGACATTCAGTATAACTCCAAACATAAGTGCATTGGCTTTGAAAGCCTCAACCCGACTGTAGCAAAGATACTTTTTGACTATGGCGTATCGCGGTTTATGATGCCGTGCAAACTCACCGTTACAACTCAAGTCACGCCTCAAGGCCGTGACTATTTCCAAATCGAAAGGCCGCATGAAAAGTTTACTCGGAATAGTACGCCGATCCGACGTCATCTTCCGTGACAACGGTCGTTTTGACCTGACGGCACGTGTAGTTCGTCTGCTCGATATATCTCCCGGCGATGTGGTGGATGTGTTGAGCGACGGCTGCGAGTATTACCTATATGTATCCTGTCATGTCGAAGGCGCTTCATATAGTCGTTTTGAGGCTCAGGTATTCCCCTCAAAACCTAACGGCGGCGGTCTGCATTTCCGTGGGTCGTCGTCACGGTTGTGTAGAGCCATACTTTCAGTCTGCAATGCCGTTGGTAAAGCTGCTCTCCCTTGTGGAGAGGTGATAATTGACCAACAGGGCCGACGGCTATTGCCTATTATCATACATCTTAATCTTGCCGCAAAATGATAAAGGACATTAAATATGGAGGCTATACAGCCCAACCGTCCGACTATGAATGTCAGGACGGAGACCTTGCAATGGCTCTTAATCTTGTGCCGGACAATGGTGCATTGACTCCTGTTTTCCCTCCGAAAGAAATTCTAACCCTTACAGGCAATGAACGGATTGTGCTTATTCATTCAGTTCCAGGGCAAAAGAATTACATCATCCAACGCGAGGGCGAAAATGGCGCGTTTTATCTATACTGGTTATTGAAAGATGAGTCAATAACCGATACATTGTCTGCAAAAAGGATAGGCGAATATCGCGGTTATCGCAATATTACCGTTGTCGGCAATACAATAGTGGTCGCTACTGATGAGGGTGTGAAATATGCGCTTTGGAAAGATGAGGGTTATATTCAACTTCGAGATAAGCCCCCGTTCATAGCAATAGACTTCGGCATGTACAAAATTGCAGAGTTAAATAACAGTGCGACATACGATATACCGGCACGGTGTGGTGTGGGTTGGAGTGGGCAACGTGGAAAGGCTGAAAAGTCGGAATTGGCAGAGTTTACGCAAATGGCTTATGGGTTACTTCTGCCGGAAGTGCAGCAGCATATAACGTCCAGTGGTAATTTTTATATGCCATTTTTTGTTCGCTACGCTTACCGTCTTTATGATGGCACATATTCTTGGCATTCGTCACCGATATTGATGTTGCCTACTATCCTGCCGCCAATAATCAAATATGCGGATGACGGCACTCATCCTACTGCCGACAGTACACTCAAAGCAACCTTGACCTTAAATGTCCCGTATTTCGGACTTGCATACCGAATTCTTACCAACGGGGTTGCGGAGTTGGCCAACTGGTCTGACATTGTTTCGGGCATAGACATATTTGTCTCGGCCCCGATTTACACATATGATCAGTCAAAAGATTTGCCGTGGCGTCCCGTAGGCTCAACAAGAGGCATACTTTCAAGTATTTCACCTGACAAAGAGTATTCAACCGACGGACGTCCAACGTGGGTTGTCGCCAATGAGGTGTTTGTAGGTCATTATGCAGATAGCATTAACGGAAAGTATGTAGACCATACCATGAAAACCGGAAATGTAGATAATTATTCATGTCTAAATATTCAGCGCCATCCTGATTTTCATCGTAATGTGGAAAGCGAACACGCTTTTTATAAAATTGCGGAGTTGGATATAAGGGATATAAAGACAATGGCGTCAATGACTCGCTTGAAACTTAAAGACGAGGATTTGTCCGCATTGGTCGCCAGGCCTACTTTACCCGACGACTATCAGTCGCATTGTCCACTTGTGGCATCTTCACTCTTTGCGTATAACTCTCGGCTCTGTCTTGCAGGTGTCAGGATAGCGCCGGCTGAACCATTCCCGATGCGCTCGATTATGCAATTCGGTAATCCCGATGGGGGCACACCGACTCATGTTAGGATAACTGTTTGGACTCGTCTTAACGGCATCCGTTGTCTCGCTGTCCATACTGGAGAGAACTCCATTGATTCTGAGGTGTGGTATTATCCTGCCGGGAATTTCCCACGATATATATATTATCCTGATGCCTCTGCTTATAAAATGGAAATATACATATCGGACACTCAAAAATATATAATCAATCTCACACCGCATGACTTTCTAAATGGGGCATATTGGTATAGGGGTAAAAACGGAATGGGTATAATTTCGACCCCCGCCGAGAATGCTGAGCCGGAAACTACGGAATGTGCTACTTCGGTTAGTGTCGGTTCAAAGATATATACCTCCGAGGTCAATAATCCATTTTTTTTCCCCGTAACAGGCATAAATACAGTTGGGACAGGAGAGATTATTGCACTGTCTGCTGTGGTAAAGGCACTTTCTCAAGGTCAGTTCGGACAATTCCCTCTATATGCTTTCTCTTCTGAAGGTGTGTGGGCATTAGAGGTGTCTCAATCAGGAGGGTTTATCTCACGCCAACCGGTAACTCGCGATGTGTGTATTAATCCGGGCAGCATTTTACAGATAGACTCCGCTGTGTTATTTGCAACCGACAGGGGTGTTATGCTGATACAAGGCTCTGATAGTGTATGTATATCCGACACGCTCAATGCCGACACTGTGTGTTCTTTATCGGATTTGCCATACGGTAATGGCGTTATTGCAATGGCTGATGTGCATGACTCCGATGTCAATGTTATTCCGTTCAAGAAGTTCATCAAAACTTGCCGCATGGTTTATGATTATCCACACCAACGGATTGTCTTATATCGTCAGGAAAGCCGATATGCATACGTCTATTCTTTACGTTCTAAGGCATGGGGCATGATGAAAAGCAATCTTTGTGATAGTGTTAATTCTTATCCTGAAGCATTAGCGGTTTCAAGTGTTGACGGTACTAATTATCTCGTGGATTTTTCAAAAGCAACGGCCAGCAAGGTTAAATGCTTATTGCTTACTCGTCCGCTAAAACTTGATGCAGTTAATATCCACAAGAGCCTCGACACTGTTATTCAGCGCGGCAACTTCCGTAAGGGCCATGTGCAGTCGGTAGTGTACGGTTCACGAGACCTTTATAATTGGTCGCTCGTATGGTCAAGCAAAGACCATTTTCTACGAGGCTTCCGTGGAACACCATATAAGTATTTTCGTATAGCTCTGCTGTGCAATCTCGATGCCGACGAAAGTATCTACGGCGCAACGATACAGTTTGAGACACGAAAGATAAACCAACCAAGATAAATTTATTCATGTGAAAGAAAACGACCGGGGCGCGTGATGCGTCTCGGTCGTTGTTTTAGAACATTGATTGTCCGCGTCTCAGTGGCTTTCTTCTGCCAAGCAATGCGCGTTTCATTCGTGCTTTGAGTTCTTCCAGCCGTTCTTTCCAAAACGGCTGTGCTGCCGGGTCAGTTATTCCTAACCACTCCACCAGCACCCGGCATACAAAATAGTCGTGGATAAGCTCTTTCAACAGCAACACCGTTGTGCGAGAGAATTGCTTTGGTAACGCTAATTCTATCTCGTATCGCTCCGGCACCACTAACTTATCATCGAGTTCTTCATCTTGTATGCAAGGCGTTTTGGTGTAAGGATAAAGGCTTTCTACGCATTCGGCATGGGCGAGATTGAGAACACGGGTCGCAAGGTCTTCGTTACCGTCCTGTGCTACATCGAAGACTTGATGCTTCAGATGCTCATTTTCAACGGGCATGATGTCGCCGGAGACAAACGTGTAATTCTCGATGTCATATAGCAATTCTTCCCGGAGAAAAACAAGCGTATTCTTAACGCTCGGCTCCTGTTCGCTGCCTCGACCATTGCCGGTAAAGCAACATCCCATATCAGCTACCAGTCGCGGCTGCTCGGCGCATAGGACGGCTGCGCTTACTTACGCTCTTGCGGATGTTTTCAAGGCTTCGGGCGGCGAGGCCGGTGTAGTCTGCTGCGTCGGCTTTGTTGGTTACAAGATACCAGTCGCTGACGGCGCAGTTGCGAATGTAGTCGTGGACCGCTTCGGCAACGCCGGCCGTGGCTGCTTCGTTGAAGTTGCTGGGCATGGTAAGCGACAATATCAGGTCAGAGTTTGCGTTGATGAGCTTGTTGTCGGTTGTCAGGCCGCTCTCTGATAGATACTCGGCAAGCTCGGTCTTGACCTCGCTAAACGCTTTCTTAATCGAGCGCAGTATCTTATCCTGATTTTCTTCATCGAGCGACGCAAACATACTCGCTACCTGCTTATAGTTGGAGTCGTCCTGAATAGTGCGGCCTCTCAGGTAGGTCTCGTTCATGATGTCATAGAGCAATTCATCCATGACAATCGTTGCGGTTACAGTTTTCTTGTTTGCCATATTTCTAAATTATTTGATTATTATGGGTGGATTATCCGGGTTGATAATAGGGCCATGGGGACCGACAGGAACGGTAATCTCTCTGTTTGGCCGTCGGGGACGTTTGCGAGAGTAGAGTTTGCGCAACACATCGTCCATCATATTGGCCGCTTCCGATAAGTAGCTGTCGGCCTCTGACTTGTTGCTGAACTTATACCAGCGGCCTACAATCGCCGAGATAAAGTAGCTTGTCAGTGCAGCCTGTACGCTTGCGTTAAGCACCGTGTCATAGCTGCGCGACACATTGAGCGTTACATTGTAATCGATGTTCATCGGGCTTGCCATTTCAAGCATCTCCTTGAGCTGATCGTTGGCGACGGCAACGGCTTCCTCCCAAAACCGCTGAAGGCTCTTTTGGTCCTCATCGGTTATCAGAATACGCTCATAGGCGTTTTTATCGGTGTCGGTCATTTTGTCGCCGGTATAGCCCGAAGTCTTTGCTACCTCGCTCCATACGTCAGCTTTATTGACATTTAATGTAATTGAAGCCATAGTTGATGATTAAAAGGATTTGAAAGAATATGTAATGCCGCCGCCGATATATGGCTGCACTCCTTTAGGGGTAACGGCGAAACCGGCTGTAATACCCAAATGCCAACGTTTAGGCTTCGCCGGTGGAAGCGTAATAGTTGTATAGTCATGGCGGGTATAGGTGTGGATGCTATCGAGGTTGGCGGCATATCCGCTTATCCATGCTTCATAAGTGCTGTCCGCATAGTGGCGTTGAATTATCGGGAGTTCCACGATTGCACTGTCCTTGCTACATCGAGGCTCTCCTCCAGCTCCTGTTCCATAAGGATTGACGGATATAATCGAGTCCTCACAGATGCTGTCGGGACGGCGGCTGCACAATCGCGGCTCTCCTCCACAGCCTCCACCGAGGAAACGATAGACCGGCAGAGTATAGCGGTGTGTGCCTAACGCCAATTCCGACTGCGGCATCGGTGCGTAGTACGGAATGGTGTCCACGGTCGTTTCTCTTGTTTCTGTCACAGTGCCGAGCGGTTTCTCTGTCCGGCCAATCAGCTGGCCGGTAAAGAATGCGATTAACCCTATCAGGGCTAAGAACACATAATGTTTCGTTTTCATAATGGGGGCTTATTTATATGAGGCCATTGTATTCTTCTTTGGCGTCAAATTTTGGCGGCGGGATATTTCTCGCGCAACTCTTTGAGAAGTTTGCGTAATGCAGCCTTCTGGGCATGGGTGCGGGTGTACGCGCTGATTGGTTCTATTCGCCGTGTAGACTGCGTCCCACAAGTCGAGCATGATAGCAATAATGACTATCAAGCACACGGCGAGGAACACGCCCAGGTATAGCAATAGTTTGTCTGTTGAAAAGATTGCTTCCATGTCGCCGTCAGATTAAGAGTGCTACAAAACCGGCGAGACTACCGATAACGGCTCCTGCGAAGTCAACCGCTAAGTCCGGCCAACTCCACAAGTTCCCGTGTGCTTTACTGTCGCCGTATTCTTTACCTATGCCACACGCGGCTGCGCCCAAAAATCCCGCCATGCAGGAGGGAAACACAAGCGCACAGGTGTTGGCTACAATCGCGGCGATGACTGCGGCCAAGATGAGGCAGACTATAAAGTGCTGCCATTTGTCATTTGCTATCTTCATAATGTTGTGAATTTGATTGTTTGATGCAAAGGTAATCTGTACTCACCATTGCCCTTCTTTATCTTTTGAGTAACGCCGGAGACGGCGCCGCGCAACCTCGCGTGTCCACTTGTCTTCTAACAATCTGCCATCAGGACTGCGCTTGCCCGGCGTCTCCCTTCCATGCCCATTGTCTATTAACACTATCATATACTAATTAGTGATGTGCGGCAGACTAAGAGTTCGTGCAAATAAAAGCCATTTATGCTCGCCAAATGTTAATTTGGTGTTAAAATAGTCCGTTTTCGCCCTGCAATAAACCATTATTCGTGCTTTTGCAACATTAAAAGCAACAACAACAGGCCAAATGACAACCGACATACTGAGAATAATTGGGGGAGGGGTGAATAACGATAGCACTCATAGATATGATTATCGCTGCTCGCATGTTGCTATGTAGTTCGAAATCGCATTTACGTGCAGGTCTGCAATAGCTGTCTTGCCCTCGTTGCTCAGTAGATACTTTACGTCATCAATGTTGTCTTGAAAGAGGTTTTCCGTCAGCACTGCGGCACATTTGGTGTCGCGGCACATGGCCAGACTCGCTTGCCAAAAACCCTGCGGTGGCGTTGCACGGTTGCCAGTCAAGCCGCGAGCCTTTGCTCCGGCATAAAACTCGGCGGCAAGACGTCGGCTTCCCTGCCCTGCGTTATTGCTTGTGTATACGGCAAAACCTCGTGCGTCATGCCAGCGGCCATCCGCTCCTGCTGCATTGTTGTGGATCGAGACAAGCAGCACGTTTTGCTTGCCGACTTTATGGCATATGTCATTAACACGCTTCACGCGCTCACGCAAAGGGATGTCCTCCTGTTCGGGCGTGAGCAAGTGCGCATCAATGCCTCTGCGACTTAATTCTCCGACAATTCGCTGAGCCACCTCCCTTGTCCACGCGTACTCGCGCAGTCGTCCGTCGGGGCTACGCTTGCCTGGCGTCTCCCTTCCATGCCCATTGTCAATCAGTACTATCATTGTCGTCTGCATTTGGTCGGTGTGTCTTGCTCGCGCCTATTCCCGACAGGTCGATGTCGAAGTGTCGGCTGGTTTTGTCCACGAGTATTTTCTGCGCCACTTTCGCCCAACGAGCGCCGTTGCACGAGCTCTCATTTTCGAGGATTGACCAAATCTGCCAGAAGCATATAGCGCCTGCCGCTACCTTGGTCAGGTCGATGGGTATACCGTCTGTAATATGCCGGGAAATAAGATACGCCATGATAATCAGCGCGTAGCTCTTGATGAGCGTCAGCAGTACATGCCCGAAGTGGTGGCTCTGGAACTTGTGGCCATCCTTGGTCACCTTATCCGGATGCGCCTTTGCGGCACGACGGCTCAGGCTCCACGCCGTGTAACAATCAGCGAAAATTACCAATGTGCATATCAGCAGATATGGCAGCGTTGGTTCGAGGATGGCGAGTGCCGCGCCTATCCCGGCAAATGCCCAACGGAGGATTTGTGTAATAGTCATTGCAGCCTCCTTTCTTACGCACTCACGGCGGCCTGCGCATTTACGCAGAACGCCTCTATCGCCTTCAAAATAACATTGCGCCCCTCAGCTACATCATAACGTATGGTCAGTGTCTCCGGACGATAACGTGACCAACGCGCCAACGTTGCGTTACCGTTTTTTACTTCTCCTTCGACCAATGTTATGATGCTCGCACCCTCGATATTGGCCACCGCACTGATGTCATATTCGGCTGCCGTATCCTCACTGTTGTCGACGCGCACGCTGCGGCGCAATGTCTCTCCTAATTTTACCTTGCTCATAATTTCTATTTTTATTGTTGTTTTACTTGTAGTTTACTTGCGGTTTACTTGCGTGGAATTTCCGCATTGCTTATTCTTTTTAACGAAAGGTCTTTCTAATTTGCTAACGTCAATATCAATTAAACCATTTAAGTGTTGTTTCTCCTTTATAGCCAACCTCCCAGACAAACCACGCATATGCGGATGCACTGCTTGTGTACTTGCCGAAGTCTGCGTTTTTGGCGCATTGTATGCGTGATGACGATACCCATACGCGTTTGGGTGGAAAGGAGCGAAATAATTCCTTGCGTCTTTTGCCCTCTAAGAAGTTAAGCCGCAGAAACATGCAGACCTTATTGCCGGGCGCGGTATACGTAAGCGCGTGCATAACAAATTGCTCAGCGTAGCGGTATGGCGGATTGGTGATTATCGTGCCGTCAAAACAGAAGTTGTGGCCGCGAAACATCAAGAAGTCCTCAACCATTACATTTTCGGTGCGTTTAACAATGTCGGTAGCGTGCACCTTATATCCGGCCTTTTCGAAAACATCCGCAAGATGTCGTTCGCCTGCGGCGCATTCCCACACTGGCTTGTCTTTGGGTATATCCTCGATTTGCTGTAGTAACTCAGCGGCCATCGGGTCAGTTGCATAATAGTCTTGCGACTGTCGTTCGTCCGAGGAATGACTTGAAGCACCGAGCTGCGCGAATATCGATTTGGCATTGCCTTTCCAGTCTTTCATTTTTTGTTAATTGTTTTACTTTAAGCGCCGAAGCTAAAATAAGACTTGCGTTATTTTACTTTCCGTCACTTGCATTAGTCGTCTGTGCTTCATTCGACATTCCACATTCGACATTCCACATTGCCTTAGCTTGTGCCTTGCAGGCTTCTGCAAAAGCGTTGTAGGCGGCAAATTCTTCGGGCTTTGTGTCGCGCTGGCGAAGGATGCCTAATTCGTCCGCAACGGTGTATCGCTCGCGGATAAGACGCTCGACCGCAGCCTTGTAGGCAGCTTCGTCAAAGGACACGGGCATTTCGTCTACTTCCTCGTAGTCGTCCGCGTTGTATGTCATTGCGGCTATGGCTGTGGCCGTCAAGCCGTCCGAGATGCGGCGCACGTACTTGCCGCTATCGCTCGTAATTCGATGGTTGTTGTATTGTATCATAATTGTTTGTGTTTATGCGCTTACAAATGTTACATATTTCGTCTCGGCTAATGTCAGAATATCTTCGGGCAGAACCGCAAACACGTCTGCATGCAGCGTCACGCTTATAGGCTTGGCAGCTGTAGCTCGGCTCTTTTCCACAAGATAGCGCAGGCAATCGACATTGATTGACGAAGCCTTAGCGAATGTCTTAGTCAACGACACCGACAGACCGTCTATCCATAAATACTGCAACTTGCTACCAAATGGGGGAAATATATTATTGAAAGCCGCGTCGCCCAGACTCCCTGGCCATACAGCACCAATAACTTCTTCGACATTATCTGAATTATAGAAAATTGATAATCCGTAAACGGCCGCAGTACCAGTAGGTCGTTGTCCGCGCAGACCTGCTGCAACGCGGATTACCTGTACATCATACGATTGGAAAACAAAGGGAGTGTTGATGCCTTGCCCATTTTGACCGCCGCCTGTTGCATAAGCATAGTTACACAACATATTAGTGCGAATTCCACCTCCTTCACTGATTTTTCTTGGGTAAGATCCGCAAGTTCGAACCTCGTATATCTGACGCGCTTCGGCGTAGCTGATACCTGTGATACCGTTAAGAAAAAAGCCAGGCGTTTCGTGCCATTCGGGATAATAGCCGCCATAATCCAGCCCGAATTGCGGATTGTTTTTGCCTCCATAGCAGTTGCCGAGGTCGTCGCAATCTCCGTACCAACCAACCACACCAAACATCGGCCGATATATCGCATCGCGCCACATCTTGATAAACAGCGCCTTGCCAGCATCAGTTACGCATACCAAGTCTGCGCCGTATTTGTCGTTGCCCTTGGCATAGTAAGCACTGATATATGCCTCGGTGTCGTATTTGTAGATATCTGCACCCCATCGCCATGCGCGGTCAGTCCTCGCGGTGGTCGGCTTGTTGTTGGTGATGATGTTGTACTCCTCCTCGTCATAAAAACGCTCTGCGTAAGTCTTGGCCGCATCGTCAACAGCCACAAAACGTTTTTTGTCGCGGATGTAGATTATATCATACGTGCTGCCATCCACGCGCGTCTTGGGCGAAACAGACTGCGCTACGGCAGTGTAGTCCGTAGGCAGGCTCTGCCGTATGCCGTGGAACACGAAATCTATACGTCCGTCTATTCGCACGGCGTTGATGTTGTCGGCGTAGAAGCCTGCACCGCTTGCGACCGCGAGAGACCCGCTATCCACGGACACACTCCCACCGTCGAATGTGATGTCTCCGCGTATCGTTGTATCGGAGAGAGTGGCCGTGTGTTTGACCGTGAGAAAGCCTGCATTGATGTTGCCATTAGCGGTGATGTTCTCGGCTGTAATGTCGCTGTCGACAGACAGCGTCCCGACCAGCAGGTCGCCACTTATTTCACCCGAAGCTGCTGTCAAGGACGTGCCAACCGTAAGCCCTCCTCGGCTCACGATGCTATCCGCCTCTATGCCTTTGCTCACCGTAAGCGACCCCTCGGTGCTGATATTGCCGTCAACGTCAATCTTGACCTCTTCGCCTTGGCAGAACGTAGCGCTGTCGCCGTGGACGACAATCCCTGACACTTTGCCGTTAGCCGTGATGTCGCCGGTAGTCTTGACCGAGCCAAGTTCGGCTTCGCCCTGCACGTGGATGTCTCCTCCGGCAACCGTTATGTCGGAGTTCTCCACCATCAGTCCGTTCTGCACTGTCAGACCGTTGTCAACCTCCAAATAGCCGGTAACCTCGACATCACCTTGTAAAGTCGCATCGCCACACTCCAAGTATTGTATCGCCAAGTCCTTGCCCGTGACATCGCCGAGCTTGACCATTTCCCCGGCAGCCGAGTCATATTGCCACAGGTCGTTGCCGCTGCGATATATGCGGTCTGCACGCGGCACGGCGGTCTGTGTGCTTCCGCTAACTGTCACCGAACAATAATCATAGTACTCATCGCAGACGCTGAGAGGATAATACTCGCAGCCTTCTATCACATCGCCTTGCGCTGCTTCATAGCCGAGTGCCGCAAAAAACGCCTTGGTCGTCTGCGACCACCATATCGTGTAATTATGCGCAGTCGGATACCCGGTTGTCGGCTCAGCCAGCGGCGCAGCCGTCCGCACCTTGCACGGCAAGATGCCTGTGTCGTCGCGCAGCTTGGTCAGTGCTATCTCGTGCAACTGATTGTCTGAGCCAATCTTGTACAGCTTGCCATCGTTGACATTGTAATACGACTTGTCTCTCCACGGCACTTGATTGCTGTCTTGCCACAAATAATCATCCTCCCATATTGGATAATAGACGTCCTGCTTGATTAAGAAGTTGCCGTCAGCAGTCGAAAAATGCACTGTCGCCGCGCCCTGCTGCACTTTGCCTCGAGGGTCGCGCACTATCGGCGCAGCCGTCTCCGAAGTATCGTTCGACACGTCTCCAACAAAGCCGTCAAAGGCCACGATGCCGCTGATGCCAAGCGTGTCGTGCTGCTCTTGCTTAGCGCTCGCCAGACTATCACTGAGAGTTTTGCGTATCGCCGCATGGTCGGCTGCATCAGCCGTCTCGTGTGCCGTCAGCGCATCCGACACAGCCTTGCGTGCCGACGCCTCGTCTGCAAAAGCCTTGTCATTAGCCGCTGCATGTGCCGCCAGCGCATCCGTAGCCTCCTTCCGTATCGCCGCATGGTCTGCGGTATTTTCTGTCTTCAGCGTGTTTATGGCTGTCACCGCTCCGGCTGCTGTCTCGGCCGCCGCCGCGGCACTCTTGGCCGACGCCGACGCCGTTGTATTGGCAGTCTCTGCCGCACTCTTGGCGGCATTGGCCTTGTCGTTGGCGCTCTGCGCCGCGTTCTTGGCTTCGTTAGCAGTCGTATTGGCTTCGTTAGCAGTCGAAACGGCTGCCGCTGCCTGCTCTTTGGCTATAGCGACTTCTGCAGCTGCAGTATCCGCAGTGGCTTTGACGGCTGCAATCTCCTTTGATGCATTTTGCACGTGTGTGTCAAAGTCCGCCCTTAGTGTCTCCTGAGCTTTGTCGATGGCGTCTATGCTGCCGGAATATTCCGCCACTTCCTTCCTTAAGTCATCTATGTCGTTGATGTCTAATGTGGGACCGCCTGTCTTACCGCTATCTGTCCATACGCCGTTTTTGGCTATGTATATCGGTCCGGGTAGCCCGGATTCGCTCACAAATGCATAGTCACCGTCTGCCGGCGCGGGATATGCATCGTTCAAATCTGTTAAGCTCAAAAAATAGCCCTTGCACGCACCCTTGATGTTGGGCGCATGCAGCCATCCTTCAACTTTCAGGTTGTGCCCTATGGTGGCACATCCACGCACTACGGCGTTGCCCCCGGCTGACACATTGCGCCCTACCGCAACATCACCGTCTATCTGTTTTGTTGGAATTGAACTCATTATTGAATGATTGATTTTGCTAAATCGGTCATGGCCGACGCTTTGTCAGCTTCGCCGTAGGTGGTTAATACTAATGCAGCCACGGTGTATACAACTGCCGTGTAGCATTTCTCGCTGATGTCGATGCCGTCATCCTTGTCTATGTGCGGATATGGCACATATCCGGCTCGCACTATCATGGCTGTATTGTCTTTACAGGCATAGAACTCAAGAGCCTTACCCTCCGCCCTGTTGACAATGGCACATACGGGCTTCTGCACGTTTCCGCGTATGCCTTTATATCGCGACGACTGTTTTGCATACAGCGGATCATCAACTGAAATGGCCTCATACACGGTGCGCTCCCAGTCACTCATACGAAAGGCTATAAGACGCATGAAATCATCAGGCAACAGTACCCATCCGCTTCCGTCTCCATTCCAATATATACCGCTCGAAAAGTCGTGGCCCTCTTCCAGCAAATGCGCGGGAGCTGCCAATTCCACGCGACGCACGGCCTCTTCGATTTTTGAGCGTATGATGCCCTCAAGCGACAGGGTTTCTATGTCCTGTGTCGCTATCAATTGTTCGCTTGTCATATTCTGGTCTATGGCTATGCGAACATCACGCGCAATATTGGTCAACTTGTATATCATGCCGGGGTGATTTAGATGCCCTCAAAGACTATGCCGTTTGCGGTAGCCGCTTCTTTTATGGCTTTTAGCGTTTTGATTTTGGTGCGGCTCAGGCCGAAGTGTTCAGCGAGGTATGCCTTTGCCGCGTCGGGGTCTGATACTACAATGGTCTTTAAACCGTTGTTGGTTTCAGCTTCTGCTTCGTCGGCTTCGGCTTCAGTCGGCTGTTCATCGGTTGACGGTTCGGTTTCTTCATCGGTGGCCGGCGCAGCTTCGGTTGTGTCGGTTGTCGCTTGTGCTTTGGGCTTCGGAGCCGGTTTGTTTCGTTGCTTCTCGGCAGCATATTTGTTGTCAATCCGGAAAAGTGTGCCGAATTTATAATGCCGTTCCATGGCATTTTGTATTTCGGGGTCATCGGTGTAGAATACACTCCCGCCGCCGGTTAGTGAGCTGAACGCGATATGCCGATTTGCCCCTGTTGGCAGCACTATGTTAATGCTGACGTTGGTTTTAGCTATATACCTTTTCATTGTCGGTTGTTTATATGTAAAAGGGTGGGCGGTTGGGGTTAACCGTCCACCCTTTTACGTGAAGTTTCTTTAATTACATTTTTTTATGCGCCGGCTGTGGGAGGCTGGGCAAGACGCATACGTGCGTGTGCCTTTGCATAGCGCAGATATAGACAGGCCACTTCCTGAATTACCACAGCATCGGTATTGCGGATACCGGCATTTTTCAGGTCGAGGACATTACGGGCCCACGAAACGTGAGTTTTCTTCGAAAGGTATTCGGGATCCATTGCAAAGCCGCAGTCGCTCATACCGTTTGCATCGAACAACTCATGATGGATAGTAAGTACCTCGCCGAAATCGGTGTCCCACGATTTGAATTTCAGGTTCCACACTTCCACGGTGTCTTTCAAGCGGAATTTCTCGCTCTTGATTTTCGAGAAGGCCGACAGCATGTCCGAACCACAGAAAAGGATTTTGCGCTTGTTGCCGATGCCCGTACCCACAAAGAGGTCTTTGGTGATGTCTACAAGATTGTCGTCGGTAATTACGGCACACTTGAGCTTGTCGTCCCATGCGCCTACCTCGATGTCCTTGCCGGCCATATACCAGATGCCGCCCGTAAACCATGTATTCATGCCGTCTTTGGCCACATGCTTGATTACGTTCCTTACACCGAACAGATAAGTATTCTCCTGTGAGAGTCGCATATCATAGATGCCGTCCTCTTCGATGTCGGAGAATGACCAATTTACTTCTTTGGCTGCTATCTTGTCGAAGGTAGACTGCTCAATCTGTATCATGAAGTTTTGGCAATACTGTACCTCGGGCATGGGGATGTTGTTGAAACGTCCTGTCTGCACGTCAAGCTCGCCACAAGCTTTACCCATGCGCACAAGCGTTGTGCCGTTCGGAATGGCCGGAACGAGGGTTGCGTAATTGGTGCTGCTGTCAATGTCGCCGTTCACTGCATATACAGTGGGCATATTGGTGTCGGTGCTTTTGCCGCAGACACACAGCACAAGGTCAGGCACATTGTCGCTGTCTGCCGGATACGCCACTCCCTTGTCGTTATACTTGCCCTTAACTCCGACAACACGGATAGTGTCATCAAGCGTGAACATATTGGGGTCATCGACGGGGAGCGTGATTGATGCGCCGGAGGTCTGTGCGGTTACGGCCTTATTGGTCTTACATGAAATCGGGCGAGTGCCTACGCTGTAATACTTAACTTCAAACGACTTACAGGACGAGGCTTTGGCGTATCGCGAAATCTGGTCGATAGGCGTTGCCATAGGCCGAATTTTGATAATGCGCTTGTCGATGTCCTGCATGTAGAAGTTGGGGTCGCCGTCATCGCGGCCCTGCGTTTCGGTTGCGATACCGTCAGTGCCGCCTGTGCCGTCGGCTCCGGCATTGGTTTTACCTGCATCGGGGAGACCGCTGGCTGCGGCCATGTACACCCCGGAGCTTGCTCCCGCTACGAGGGCAATCATGCTCAGCATAAAACTGAGCAGAAAACGAGTTGTCTTTTTGATTGTTTTCATTGAGTTTAAATTAAATTGGTTATTAGAATGCTGCTTTAGCGTTTGATTGGGGTGCGCTTTTCTCCGCCGCGCTCGAAGATGCTAAGGTTGCCGTCGGCATAGCGGTCTATCGCGCCCATGTCGGGCATCGGTGCTTTGCGTCGGCCTCCACCGTTCTTACCGTCGAGTTGTGCCGTGCCGTCCCCTTTCGAGGGTTTGCGCAGGGTCTCGGTTACTTTGGCGTTCTTGCCGCGCACTTCGCCTTCTTCTCCGGCTTGTGCCACGTCATTATCGTAGTTCTGCGCCTTGATAGCCATTTCGATTGTTTCAGGGGAGAATTTGCCCATCATCGCGTCTTTGGCTACTCCGATGAGCCATGCCATAGCGTCGTCAATCTGTTCGTCACTCAATCCGCGCTCTTGCTGTGCTTTCTCAAGCAAGTTCAGCGACTCGCTTAGATTTGCGGAATATTCTTCTTCGTATTGCTTTTCTTGAGCGACACGTTCCATATATTCCTTGTTGGCCTCCGCTATCGCTTCTTGTTTTTCGGGATCGTCGATTGCATCTTTGATGTCATCGCCATACAGACGTATCAGTGCGATTGCGGGGTCGTCTCCGTCTTTCCAACTCATCATCAGCCGTGCCGAACGTGGGTCGGATGTGAACATGTCCGAAAACTTTCCCTCGCGCTCCTGATAGCCTGCAAGCTCTTTGTCGTATTGGTCGTAATCGTCGTTAATTCGGCCAAATAACTGCTCGTCGTCGTCAAATTGTTCTTCGGGGTACTTCCCCCTTAAACGCTCTAACGTCGCATCGCGCTTGCTTTTAACTTCTTCGGTTTCAGGCATAATGCTTTGGGTATAAATTGATACTGTTATATTTCACCGCAAATATACTCTCAAATTTATCAGTAAAGTCTTTATCTTTTACCATTCGAGCATTAAATTTGCAAGTGCGACAAAGCAAATATAACAGCCAATAAACCAATCAATGAAATACTTCGGTAGCAAAAGTGAATATCACCATGAGCGGACACGCGACTTGCTCCGTGCCTACTTCCTTTACTTGGAGACGTGTCGCCACGTCTCTATGCCCGATGTGTTCAAAAAGGTTGTTGACATGCCGGCGGCGCGTTTTTGGGTCTCGGCATCTCGCGCTACCGTCGTTGTAGCGAGTATTATGCGAGGCGATAAGTTGCACTATATGAGACCAAACAAGCGTGAGATGTTTTTTGAAATTCATCGCCGCGTCGTGGCTTTGCGTGTCAAGAATACTGATTGGTCTATGCCCCGGCTCATTGAAGCGGTTATCGCACAGCCCGCTCCAAAATTCTATTTGGCTCCCGGCAGTGCGCGTGTATTAATCTTAAAAGCGAGAAAACAATGGTTTGCGGAAAAATCGAAAAGACTACGGGGCTGTTGATTGTCGCATTCATCTTGCTGTCCGCACTTGTCTATGTGCCGGATTGGAGTGCAGTGGGGGTGTCAAGAGACTGTGATATTTTGCAGCGTTTTGGATACTCGTTCTTTCACGCCTCGTTTCTTCATGCGGTTGTCAATGCTTGGTGCTTCGTCTCGATATTGTTCATATACGATGTTTTGTGGTGGCGGCTGATAGCGGCCTATCTGATAGCCGTGGCCGCTCCTGACTTCGTTCTGTCCTCAACGCCTACGGTCGGCCTGTCGGCGGTATGCTTCGCTCTGCTTGGCTCGATCGCTTTTCAGGTTAAGAGAAAAATATACTACAACGGCTGTATGGCCCTGTATATCGCTGTCGGTTTCCTGTTCCCTCTCGTGAATGGGTGGCTTCATCTTTACAGTTATGTGGCCGGACTGATTGTCGGCTTCCTCAATATGCCGATACCATGCAGAAGGAAGTAGCCGCAATTCTCGAAATAAATCAGGAGCGGTTAGATGAAATTCACGCTCCGTTCAATCCTATAACCGGCAAAGGCTCTGTCGGCTCTCGCTTCGAGTGCGTGATTGAGGACTTCCCGATTAAACGTCAATGGCTCCCTGACAGCATGAGCAAAGTGCCGCTCGTGCGTCAGCTTATGGCCGCTGGCTCCATTGAGGCGTTCCTATGTGATACGCTTGGCATGGAGTATGACGACGAAGAAGATTATGAGGCTGACCGCCTGAAAGTCGTTGAACAATTCGTGCGCATACGCTCTCGGCATGACTTCCCGTTTTGGACTGCTACCTATGTGTGGATTAAGAATAAGGGCGGCGGCGAGGACGTGCTGTTTCGCCTGACACGTCCGCAGCGTCGATTTGTAGAGCGCCTTGAAGAAAAGCGTCTTGCCGGTAAGCCTATACGCCTTATCCTGTTGAAAGCGCGTCAGTGGGGCGGCTCTACCACGTCGCAGTTGTATATGGCATGGTTGCAGCTCGTTCACCGTGTCGGCCTCAACTCGCTTATCATCGCTCACCAAACATCAGGCTCGGACGAAATACGCGATATGTTCAACCGTATGCTCGACCGATACCCTGTCGATATGCTCTATAAGTTGGGTGCTGACTACGACGAGAACGAGCCTAAACTTGTCGGTGTCGGTATGTCGGGACTTATTCATTCAGTACCACAGCGCAACTGCAAAATCAAGATTGGTACAGCCAAAAATCCTGACTCCTGTCGTGGTGGTGACTACAACCTCGTTCACTGCTCCGAGGTCGGTATATGGGAGAAGACCGAGAAGAAATCGCCTGAAGATATTGTGCGCTCTGCCTGTTCGGGTGTGCTGTATAAACCCTACACCATGATTGTGTATGAGTCTACGGCCAACGGTACGGGCAACTTCTTCCAGATTGAATATGATGCTGCCAAGACCGGCAAGTCACAATTTGAGGCTATGTTTGTCTCGTGGTTCGATATTGAGCAATACTCGCTCGACTTCGACGACGAAGAACAGCGGCGTGACTTTGCCAAGTGGCTCTACGACAACCGCGAGAATAGCAATGCCGAGTCGGAGCGTGAGGAATGTGGCCGCTATCTTTGGTGGCTGTGGGAAAAGGGTGCAACGCTCGAAGCGATAAATTGGTATATCCGTGAACGTGCCAAGTCGAATGAACACGCTATCATGGCTTCGGAATATCCGTCCGATGATGTTGAGGCTTTCGTTCACTCCGGCACTCGTGTGTTCGATAAATACCGCGTCGAGGCTCTGAAAGCAACCTGTAAGCCGCCCTTACAAGTTGGCGACGTGTATGCCGACTTCGACGAGGGCAAAAAGGCTCTGCAAAATCTTCGCTTTCGCGAGGACCGGCAGGGGCTGTTATGGGTTTGGGCGCATCCTGAAATTGACCCGGAAGAAAGAGTGACTGACCGCTACCTTACCGTTGTCGATGTCGGCGGTCGCTCGCATAAGGCCGACTGGTCTGTTATCGTTGTTTTCGATCGATTGTTTATGTCCGAGGGCGGCAAGCCTGTTGTCGTGGCTCAATGGTACGGTCACATAGATATTGACCTGCTGGCATGGAAAGCTGCGCAGATAGCCGCCTACTACGACAACTCCCTGCTCGTTATCGAGAGTAACACCCTTGAGACGCACGACAAGGAGCGCGACGTTGACGGCGACCAATCGCAGTTTATTCTCAATCAGGTAAAGGACATATATCCTAACCTGTATGAGCGCAAGCAATCAGAGGAAGCTATTGTAGAGGGCGCGCCCAAACGCTACGGCTTCCACACCAACGTGTCAACAAAGCCGATGATTATCTCAACGCTCGTTAAGGTTATCCGAGAAGCTATGTATGTCGAGCGCGACGAGCGTTGCCTTGCCGAGTATAACTTCTATGAGAAGCGTAAAAACGGCTCTTTCGGTGCTATCGTCGGCAAGCATGACGACTTGCTTATGACACGAGCAATCGGTCTGCACATCTGTTTCTATGAAATGGACGTGCCGAAGATTATACCTGTTCAAAAGAAATTTAACCGTGGCCGTCGTAAGCCTATTTCTGCGGCCACATTTTAACAACTACACTAAACGATATGAACATCTTTAGCAAATTCAAAGCAAGCCTCCGACTCCGCGAGGCAATCAAGATGGCCGACAAGGCACATCGCGAAACGGGTCACCGTTACTACGTCATGCCTCAGCATGGAAGCTACGGTCGTAAACTCGTCGTCATGGATCGCTTCAATTTCCGTCGCCTCAAGATGAAGCACTACATTCACCGCGAAGCTCGTGTCTTCGACCTCGTGCGCGAGTGCTTCTACTGCACCAGCTACCGCGACGGCAATCAGTTCCTCGCTCCTGAAGACCGCAAGAAGAAAGTCATGCAATACTTCGCATGGGTCGAGGCCGACCGCATTGCCACAAAACAACGCCGCAAAGAAGAACAGCGTCGCAAAGAAGAACAGCGTCGTAAAAAAGATTGGGAAAATGCGCAGAAAGTATAGTGTCGGCTATCATGGCCCACAAAGCGGCCTCGACTTACAGGGTATCGCTACGCTAACGCACGACCCTGTTGCGATAGATAATCTTCGGCATGAACAAAGCGGTCAAGTTCTCGATGAGCTTGAACGGTCGTTGAAAGACGCAACCAAAGGTATAGAAGAAGTGAAGCGAACGATATTAGAAGCAACAGGCGTTTCCAAAGAAGCTTTTGAAAAATAAACAGAGGGCGAGTTTCCGTAATGGTTACTCGCCCTCGTCGTATCGTTATGTTCTTGCAAAATCAATATCGGCAATAATATCTTCTATAGGCAAAAGCTTCTATCAGTTCTTCGACCCTGAAAATATTAAATCTGGACAACAGTCGTCGTAACTCAGCTTTCACTCGTTCAACAGGTATATAGCCAGCCTCTATCTTAAGGTAAACTATTTGCTTGGGACCGTGAAATCCGGGAGTAGCACCTTTTTGATTACAAACGGAAAAAGTAAATCTCACCGTTTCGATATATGAACAATCAGGATATGACTCGCAGTCCACTACTTCAATTTTGTCCGGTAACAGGGTATCGAACTCATCTGAAACAGGTTTGCCTATCACGCATGTATTTAGAATTTCGCCCATGAGATATTGAAGTTTTTGCAAATTTACTTATTTTTTGCATACTGTGCAAACGAGCGTTATGCGGCTGTAAGCATTTGGTGTGCGGCCAGAACATTCTGCATATTGGCTCCGGCCTGTACCTGCTGTTGCAACTGCGGCGACATGGCGTCGGGTATCTGACCCTGTTCGAGCTGTTCCTTTTGACTGCGGATAGACTGCAACAGGTCGTCGGCAAACGGGAAGTCTCCGTGTTCCAGAAGTTGCTCCACCGATATTGCCTGTGCTTGCCATAACTGCATCAGTATGTCGTTCGCCATTTGTCGGAAGGCCGGTGTATTGGTGCTTTCCACGATGCTTAGGTCAAAGTCAACGTCGCGTATCGTCTTGGGGTCATACTCCACCCATGCGTTCTTGCCTACTATGTTGAATATGCGCTTGGTATCATAGAACTGCTGCATGTTCTTCACGTCCTTTATCGCGCCGTCTTTCACAAAATAGCTGAAGCTGTCGAGCAAGTCAAGCAGCGACGTGGTGGCGTTCTGCGTCTGCTGATTGTAGAGTGCGGCACTTTGGTTGGCATAGCCGGGCTTGCCCTGTAATGCACCGTTCACGCCTGAAATATCCTCAAAGAATTTCAGTTGCAGGTTGAGCAATTCGGTGATGCCGATTTGTGTCGAGTTGTTGGCTATCTGTTGAGGTACGGCAACACCGGGCTTCGGTTTGTAGTACACAATGCCGTCGAACTTGCCCCACTCCTCGGCAATATCTTCCATGCTCATGCCGTCAGGCTCACAGCCCTCAGGGAACAGGAGAACACCCTTTGCGCTCGCCCTCATGATGAAGTCGTAGAGCGTTATCAGGCGGTTGGTGTAGCGCTGTTGGTCTATCACGTCGGCCACGAAGCTGTGTATCTCCCCGTCGATAAACGGATATGCCTTGAACACATAGGGGTGGCTCTTATGCTCGTAGGGCGTTTCTCCCTCTTTCAGTATGTCGCCGAACGGCGTCAGATAGTAATAGTACCAATAATGGTCTATCATCCATGTTGCCTGTATCAGCGGAATTTCCTCGTCAGGCATACCGGCGGCCCGTCCGCGCATAATACGCTCCCAATTTACACTACCCACCATTTCGTTGTAGTCTTCTACGTCTATCTTATACACATCGCCGTTATTCAGGTCGTGGCAACGGTATCGGGGTTTGGCTTCCTTGCGCCACACCTCAATAACTCGACATCGGGTCGGGTCGCTTGTGAAAAGAAAGTCGAAATTTTCAAGTCGCGAGTAGCCAAACCGCTCGGCATAGTTGGCTATGTACTGTTTGTTGTGGGCGAAAGTGTATATCTCCTTGAAGCGACGGTAATCTTCGGGAGCTTCTGCAAACTGCGCACACAACGTTTCAAAGCTCACGTCATGCACCTCGCCCAGAAAACTTACATCCCAACCGCGAAAATCGCGCATGTTGTTGTCGATGAAAAAATTGTTGGGGTTCACATAATCGGTCCAACAATCCATCTTCTCGTTGCGCCAACTGTACGACTTGCGATGCACTATCAACCCGCCTATAAGAAATTCTTCCATAGTCCGCGCATACACCTCGGTCATGCGGTTAAGCTGCATATTGCATTGCAGTATAATGGTCATGGTTTCACCCAACTTCTGCTCGTCGCGGTCGCGGGCGTAACACGTCGGCTCTTTTGCCTGACTGCGGTACACGCCCAACACATTGCGCACAAGCCGACGGATAAGGTTATTCTTCAGCGGAACATTGCCCTGACGCGCGATATATTCTTCCTCCGTCATCCTGCATCCGTCAACCTCGATTACATCTCGCCATTGGTCGCCGTAGCAATAGCGTTTGTTCCGTTCTCGGTCGCGCCTGAACTGATCCATATTGTTCCAATGGTGCTGTGCCTCCATCAGCACATCAAACGCCCGTCTGTCTCCACGTCGCTTGGCGCTGGCCACTGTGTCCATTTCCTCCGCCTCTTGCTGCGGACGTATCCTGCTCATGCGGTATAGCTTTTCTTGTGCCATTACTTTTATTATTAGAGGGTAGTGCTTATGCACGCAAAGATACGCAACATAAACACTACCTATTGTTTAACTATTCCTGTTCGCGATTGCGGTATGCTTCGGGGTCGTGCAAGGCGTTTACAAGTTCACGCATTACAGCATACATTTCAGCCTCTATGCGTTTCTTTTCGTCCTTGTCGGTTTCTGCTGCAATTTCCTCGCGGTATGCGTCGATGTCGGCCTTAAACTCATCGAATATCTCCCAACGGGCATACTCAGGGGAGTTTTCAAGGAAGTTTATTTTTTCGGCATAGCCCATAATCCCGTCCTCATCTGCACTTTCGTACTTGCGCATCAGTTGGCCGGTGGCCTCGTATTCTTTCAGATACTTGAAATACTCGTTTTGGAGCTTGCGGTTGGCCGTGCGCTCGTCGCCTGACTTTATGAGGCGGTTAGCTATCGGCATATTGCGCCACTCGAAATCTCTATCGCCAAACATCGTTTCGCCGGTTTTCTTAACCTTGTTGAGGAAAGTAAACACACCGCCGAAAGTGCCGCTGAGCAGATATTCAATCTTGGCCGGGTTGATGTCGATAGACCCTTTCTTGAAATCATCGCCGCCGGATGTTTCGTTAAGCCACTTGGCAAAGGCGACAAGGTGCTTGTCTGCACTTGCATAGGCTTTCGTCCATTCAGGGTCGTTCTTGTTGAACGGCGTATCCTTATAGACAGGCAACCCGGTCCAGCCTTTATTCATGATGTACGCTTCGGATACCGGCTTAAATGCACTCGGTATGAATGGAGATATACCACCTCCACCTTCAAGCATGTCAAGAGGCATCATCTGTGATACTTGAGCGGCCATTTGTCGCGTAAGTTCCTCGTTGCTGTACTGCTCGTTGCCGCTGATTACACCGTAGGCGAGTTCTCCCATGCCGTATATGGCTCGGAATTCGATAGGCAGAGGTATCGTTACCCATTGTTCGCCGGCATAGAAACAGATGTTTGAGCGACGAACGTATTCAGGCAGATTGTAGTATGCGTTCTTGTCGTCATCGTCTCCATCGCCGCCGCCCAACATTTGGGCAAGCATAGGGATAACGTAGCCGAGAGTGAATAGGGCGGTGGCACCGACGGAGAATTTTGCCGGATGCAATTTAGCCTGACGGCCAAAGTTGGTCATACCTTGAACACCGGCATTCCAGAACACATAAAGGAGACGGCCACCGCCGCTAAGATATGCGCCTGTCTTGCCGAGTTTGGTTTGGCCGGTAGCGTTCACCATTTTGCCGCCACTACCTTTCTTGTTGAAGTTCACACTTACTTCCTTTGCGTCGTAGATTGCTCGGTCGATGTTTCGGCCGAAGTCGCGAGAGGTAACGAAAGCGGCGAAGCGGGCGCAGTTCTCGGCGGCACGGTTGAGCAGGTCTAACTGCATACCGAGTGCCGTCCATACCCTGCGGCCAGTGCTGCCTTGCTTCTTCAGTTCGGCGGCGACAGCTCTCTTGTGGCCCTCGATGTCGCGGACGTTGGTGTAGCCGGTCTCGCCGCCATTCTTCATGAACTGATAGAAAAGGTTCTCAATACGATTGCTCATGTTGAGAGTGCCTTTCTCCCACTTGCCGAGAAGACGACGCATTACGAGCGGATTTACACGAGCAAAATTCTTGTGGAAGCGTCGGGCGTAACGTGGGCTTTCCTTTACCCATGTCATACAGTTGGAGTATAACATATCGCGGAAGAAGTTGCCCACAACGAAGTCCGGGTTTCGGGTGGTGTAGAATGCCGATAGCTGACGGTTGACCCATGTACCGGCTTTCAGCATATTGCCGACAACGCCGTTCTGGTCAACGTCGGGATTGGTAAGGCCGTTGATTGCCTGTGCCGCTCTCGGATTGCCGTTTATGGTAGCGACGAATGTGCGGCCATTGCGCTTGATGAGTATTTGATGTTCGCGGAGATTGCCACGCACAACCTTGTAGGGTATGTGCTGCGCCTCGCGGCCTCTCTTATACTTGTCAGGCTCGGCGGTGCGTAGAGCTTCCATGCGCTCCTCGAAGTCCTTAACCTTTTGCTCCACCACGTCGGCGGTGTCGGTTTCCTCAACGTCGGCAAAGACAGGCACCCACTCGTCGGTTACGTCGTTGTATTCGAGCCACAGGTCATGCACACTCACAGCGTCGCTGGGGTGGTTGAGAATGAAGTTGAGAAAACGCTGCTTCATAAGGTTGCGGTTGCCCTGACGGATTGCGTCGTCGGCCATCATGCCTATTGTGGCAATGGGATCGTCGGCCATACTCTCACGGCCTTCTGCCTTTTTCATGATGCTGCCGCCGAGAGGTCCGTCCTTGCTTGTCAGGTAGCCATACACCTCATCGCTCGTTTTCTCGTTCCAACCACGCAGAGGCACATAGTAGTCATACATTCCAAGTATCTTCTCGTAAGTATCCTTGCTGATGATGCCTGAAAGATATACCTTTTCGAGTGTGGCCTTTGTCGCCTTGTTGATAGCTTCCCACAGGGCGGCGGTGTCATATATCGCCTCGTAGTCGTCAACCCACTGCCGTGCGGTGTCCTCGGCGGCTTGCCAATCGGCTTCGCCTGTCAGTCCGATAAGACCGGCAAAGTCGCGGTCGGTGTCCTCGCCGTTGGCTGCTGCCTCGTTGCGCATATACTCGTTGCGCTCAAGGCCGTGCTTTGCCATGATGTAGTCGGTCAGCTCCCTGCGCTTGCGCTTGTTGGCTCCGGCTATGCGGCCAATCTCTTGCAGAAGCGGCTGCATGTAGCGTTGGAAGTATTCGTGCTGTTCACCGGCATTCATACTGCTCATGCGGTTCTCAAACAGGTAGGCGTTCTCGAAGCCGGGGACATCTTCAATTCGGGTCTTTCGACCGAGGATTGCCTGATAGAGTTTCTTTAGCCCTAACATACTATCCTGAACAGCCTCTTTGAACTGATAGCTGCCGCTTCTCACCATGCTTTCGTAGGCATAGCGGGCAAACACACGGTCACGGGGCGAGAAGTCGCCCGAACGGTACAGGTCGCCCTCTGCGGCATATTCAGCTTCAACACCTTGCTCTGCATAGTTGCCCACTTTCAGCTCACTCTGCTTTGCCACGTCTGCGGCCTCGCCGAGTATGCTGCGGTAGCGTCCCGGCTCTGCAAGATTTTCGTAGCTGCGCCACAGGATATAGCGAAGCTCGTTGTCGGTCAAGACAACGCCCACCTTATCGCGGAAGCCCTCGAAGCCTATGCTTTCAAGCATATCAAGGAACAGACGTTTGATTTTCGACCACCAGCCTTTATAACTCTGCGCCTCGCTGAAGTTGGTATCTTCGGCCAGACCTGCAAGATATTCCTCGGTTGCGGTGCGGAAGTCCCAGACGTTTTGAGCGGCCATTTCTGCTATCTTGCGGCGTATGCTCTCGTCGGCAGACTCATATACGTTGTCGAGGAAGGTATTGAACTGCTCACCGAAAAGCTGACGTAGGCCGTAGTGTGCCACGGCTTCATGGAGAAGTGTCTGCTCTGCGTCGATAGTGCTGACATTATTCGGGATTACGATAGTGATTTTGCCTGTGCGCTTGTTGTAGAAGCCTTTTGCTTTGGCTCTCTTGCCCTCAAGCTGTGAAGCGTCGGTGATAATCTCCACGTTGTCGAGGTGCATACGCTCGGCAAGCTCCTGAATACGGGTCACCATGCGCTGACGCTCACGGGCGGCAAACTCGGCCTGACGTTTCTTGCTGAAACGGTTTTTACCCATAACCTTTGACACGGGGTCATTGGCAAACGATACCTCTGCGTCGCTGTATGCGCCGTAGCCGTCGCCCATTCGCTGACGCTCCTGTTCGGCTATCCACTGCTCAAAAGCGGGCATTGAAGCTTTGCCGGCATTGCCCTTTTCAGGCTTGCCAATCTTAACGCCTCGTTCAGCAAGAGCGTCGCGCAGTGCCGGTGGTACGGTGTTAAACGGTACTTCGATGCCGTGGGCGTTCAGTCGCTGTGCATAAGCCTCGGCCACTTCTTCGACAGGAACGATACGGACAATTCTGCTCCAACGGCTGAGTATGACCTTGCGCGCCTGACCTATCTTGGCAAGCGCACGGCCAACGGGACCGCTTTTCCATTCCTTTTCGCCTACACTGTCTTTGGCTTTCTCGGCATGGTATTCGCTTGTAAGCTCGCTCGCCGGTACTTCAACCTCTACAGTTACGAGTTCAGGACGGCTCCATGCGCTGCTGAATTGGTCGTTAATAGGTGACCGCGACGTATGGATATAGGGGTTGTATGCGGCCTTGATAGATTTGCCGTTGCCCTTGTCGAGTTTGAAGCGTCCGTTTTCATCGGCCATTTCGGGGTGTTCCTCGGCTTCTTCCCATACGCCGACTTCGGTAGCCTCGCGGAGTTCGCCGTCTACCTTTGCCGACATTGGCGGGCGGAGACCGCCGTCAATCATCTGCATGGCTCGGTAGACCTTGATAGTAGGCTCGCTGTTCAGGCGGTCGAGTGTGGCCTTGTCGGTAACAGGGCGGCACAGAACATCGTCCTCTGCTTCGTCGGCGGAAACATCGGCCAGCTTCGACTCTTGAAGCACGGTGAGGTTGAACGGCGCACGGCTCAACATATCCACCACTTTGGCAATATCAGCTTCGGCAACATAGGCTACCATGTTGTTACCTTTGGTGATGAAGTTGTGGCCAGACACGAGCTTCAACAGGTCGGGGTGCATGGTGTAAATGCCGCCACGCTGTTTCGACTTCGGTACGCGCAGTTCATATTCGCCACGATGTCGCCAATCGTACATTTCACGCTCGATCTGCACGTCGCCATTTTCGCTGACTATGGCCTTGCCCTCGCGTATCTGTGCGAGGCGGCTGCTCAATGGTGCGCTGTTGCGCAAGTCGGTCAGCTTGAAGTTCTCACCCATAAGGATACCCTGACGGGTCTCTCCGTCGATAGTGGAGTAGCTTATGAGGTTGCCTCTCGTCTTCTCGCCTTTCTCGGTGTCAACGAGTGCCTGAAGAAGATTGCCGGTGATGATGTAACGCTTCTGACGTGTCTGCGTAGGCACTTTGCTATCCCAATTCTCCATGTTGATAGCGTTTATCTCTTTCGGAGAATAGCGATAGGCAATGTTGGTGGCTCCGATGATGGTTTGCAGTCCGGGGTCGCTCAATGCGAGTTCCACCTTTCGGCGACCGTCGAGCGTTGCGAAGATTGCAGTCGATGAGCCGAGGGTGTAGCTCTTGTTGAACTTGAAGCCGACAAACGTGCCAAACGTCTGCGAGAACATTTCGGGTGTAGCTTGTTTGAGGTCTTGCGGCACAACGTAGATACCACCGGCGCGAAGATGTGTGAACAGAGACTTTATGCGGTCTCTTACGGCCATGATTTCCTCACGGCGTTTGCGCTGCTTGTAGGTCTCTTTCTCGCGGGCTTCATTGGCAACGGTATCGGCGAGAGACTGAATTTCCTCGTCGCTAAAGTTGTTTTCGCCGCGACTTCTCGCTTTGGTGGCGGCTGATACAGCCTTTTCCCTTGCTTTGGCTACACGAGCATCACCGGCTTCTTTGAGCTTGGCGACGGCTTCATCGGCCTTTGTCTGGAAGAATTGTGTGATTTCTTCCTGCATCGTTTCGGCATAACGAGTCCAATTTATGTCGCCCTCTTTCATGCCATAACGCTGTTGGTCGTATTCGGTGGCAAGACCTTTCTCGCCCACGAGCTTGCGAGTAGCTTCTTCAATCTCGGCGCGCTTCATCGGTTTCTTCAGTACGTCAACCTCAACTTCCTCTACATAGGTGTTGTCGGCAAAGGCGTTGCCACTGCCGGGGTTCTCACCCTCATGCCATATCTGCTTGCGCTTGGTCTCGGCTCGCAGGGGCATGGTTGTGATTTCGAGGTCGTTTTCTCCGGCATCGTCAAGAAGCTGAATTTTCACGCGGTATGCCTCGGTTATCTCACGGAATATCTCGTCCTGTTCCTCAACGGAAAGAAAAGCGAGGTAGCGAGAGATTTTGCCGGCGCAGCCTGTTTTCTTCGAGGTGTCCTCTTTCTCGGAAGTACGGGGACCGTCGTCGTCTTTCTTCTCCTGAAGCATGTCGAGCGGGTCGCCGAGACGTTCTTCGAGTTCGGGGTGTTCCTTCATATACTCCCACACTACTTCGTCGCCGTACTTGTTGAGGTAGTCAACAATCTCCATTTCGTTGAATTTCGACTTTTGCGACGATGTGGTGTTTGCGTCGAGGCTCTTTAACTTTGCCTTGAACATCATTTGAATACGCTGCTCCGCAGGGATTGTGGACATGATGTATTCGTAGCGGCCACGGGTTACCTGTCCGCTTCGATCGATACGGCCACGCATCTGCACCTCGTCGTTGATGTCGCTCTGGAATTGAGCAAACACCATGACACGGGGGCGCTGGTCTTCAAACTTGCTCGACGCATGGAGCGATATGCCCGTTGAGCCTGATTTGTTAATCATCAGCACATCGAGCTTGCCCGAATTGAAGTCACGCATGGCGGCTTTCTTGTCGCGGTCTTTTCGAGCCTCGACAATATAGCGTCCGTCGTCGGTACGGTTGAGCTGCATGGTACGACCTGTTATCTCGGCCACGCTGTAACCGGCGTCCTCAATCTTCATACGGATTGCGTCCATAGGAGATATAGGCAGGTCGGCAGACAGGTTCATTATCTTTTCACGGATAGCGTTGTAGGCGTTCTGTCCCTCGGTCGAAAGTTCGCTCAGGGAGATAGAGCCGCCCTCGCTGTTCTCGTCGGCATCCTTTTCGGTGAAACGCATTACACCGTCGAGTGCGCGCATGAGAGTGAGCGAGAAGTTCGGCACGTCGTCCATAGCAACACCTTTCGGAGCGGACGACAAGAAGCCTTCCATTGTGTTCGTGAAGCTGATAACAGGCTTGTAGCCGTTTCGCAGGTTCTCAACAACGCGGTCGGCCACAGCGTCAACTTTCAGGGCAAAGAGCAACTGATTGACGAGATTATACATCTTCGAGGCAAACGGCACGTTCTTAACGCCCATGTCCTTTGTGCCTTGAGTGTGGCCTACGGTTGCACCATGCTCGGCGGCTTCCTCGTTTTTGGCGTCGATTAACGGTGTGATATACTCATCTTGGAAATTGCGTATGGCATTGAAGATGTCGGCCACTTCGTCAAATTGCTGTCGTTGGCGACGGTCGGTTTCCTCTGCTACACTCAACCAATCAATAGTCACGCCTTCAAAGCTGCGCTCTCGGCGTATCATTTGGCCGGACTCAACTAACTGCTTCGACATGATTTCTTGCAGAGTCACGCCGCCTTTCATAATGGCCTCAATCAGCTCGCCCGGGTTTACGCCTGACTCTGCAATAGCTGTGCGTTGTGCGTAGATAGGCATATTGTCGGCGCGTTTGGCGAATGTGGCCGACAGGAAGGTCACGCCCTCGGCTTGCGAGGTCAACATCTGCATGTAGCGGCCGCAACCGCTGTCGCCGCCTACGGTGTGGCTCTCGTCAAGTATGGCGATATTGCCGTCGGCAAGCATGGCAAGTGCGTCGCGGCGGGCTTGGCCGTTATGGTCTGCCGTGGTGTAACCTTTGCTTTTCTTCGGGAGTTTGCGGGTTTCGGTGTTCCATGTACCATCCCCATTCTGCGAATAGTCGGCTGTGCCGTTCTTGATTTGGTCGTATGTGGTAAGCACATAGTCGTATTCATCAGGGAGTGTTCCATGCTCCATGATGTAGTTGAACACTCGTTCCTGTTCTTTCTTACTGGGAAGTTTGTGTACTACATTGCCGTCCGCATCGACAATATTGGCGTCTTTGGGATTGGATGCGATGATGAAAGGGCGCAAATCGCTGCTGCCTATGTCGCAGAGGTCGCGGTAGTTGTCAGTGTAGAGTGTCGGCTTCTGTGTGAAGTAGATAGGCACTTTGCCTTGCTTGACTGCGTATCGGATAAGTGCTGCGCCCTGACGGCCTTTGCCCACGCCGGTCATATCACCGATGATAAAGGCATTGCCTTTGTTCATTTGGTGTATGGCAAGCGCTACCGAGTCTATCTGCTCGGCGGCAAGATAGCTGTAGAGTTCTTCCTTGCTCGAATAGCCGAGTTCATCAACGAGGAATTGGTCAACGTCGCCAATCTCGCCGAGGCTCTTTTGTAGTACCTGTGCTTGTGCGGCCGGTACTACCGACATCAGCGTAAAGCCGTTGTCGCTTTGGTTGGGGTATGGAACTTTCTCGGTGGTAAGGTCCGGCTTTACGTCCAGTCGCTCTGCGCCACGGTCAGGTCGAGTAGCAGTTGCTCCACGTCCGTTGCTTCTACTTCTTCCTGTTCCATTTTGTGTGCTTCCACCTCCGATGCTTCGGGGCTGTTCGGGCTTTGATTGCGGAACATTATCAGCGCTTCCTGCATTTCCTGTGTCTGCATTATCCACTCCAGTAGTTCGGCCTCCGACATTTCCGGGTGTAGGCTGTCTGCTATCGGTCCGGGGTGTATCTCGGACTGCATCGCTTGTTGTACCGGGTCGTTGCCCTGCTCCTGTGTCCGGGCGATTGCTTCCTGAACGAACAGGCGCACTCGCTGTTCCGTCAGTGCTTGGTCGGGTTTCTGACTGCACATTGGCAGACTGACTCCCCATTTGCTGAATTTGCTGTATATCATCTTGTACTCGGTTATAAAGTTCGTCGAATGTGGTTATCTGCTCGGCTCTCGCTTTGGCCTTGACAGGGGGATATACGCGCTGAAATTCGCCGGTCTTGCGTCCGTCAATCAGTATCATGCGTACATCATATCCCGTTCCGTTGCGAGAGTAAAGTGCCTTGCCGCTTATATTGATAACGTCGGCCACATTATAATGGCTGTAAAGATAGCCAAAAAATGCGGCATCTTTGGGGTTCATCGAGCCATTTGTGCGATAACTTGTGTTTCCTCCTATCACAATGGCGGCTCGACCGTCGTCTTTCATCTGCTCCAGAGCGTTGATGGCCATTTGCCCCTCAAGGCTCGACACACGGAATACGCCGTCATAGACTTTCTCCGTTACGGTGCCGAAAGGTGGATTGGTCATAACAACGTCTACGTCGTCACCACTGAACGGCAGGAGTGCGTCCTGTGCCGTCACTTGGCCGTAGCCGAGTTTGCGCAGATTGGCAAGTCGGGCATCGTCGATGTCGTTCACATGGATGTTTGAGGGATTGACCGTGATTGTGAGTGCGCCGTTACCAGCACTTGGCTCCAGCATACTACCCACGGCTTTGCCGCCGGCACGTACAAACTGCCCCATGACAAAACCGAAAGGCGTTGGGGTGGAGTATTGTTGCTTTATCAACCGCTCGCTGTCGCGGGCGTTGAGGCTCGGCTGCATCTGATAGAGGTTGACAATACGGTCGTATGCCGCGCGTTGCTGCTCGGCTGTACCCTCGATGTTGGCAAGAGCCTCGCTGCGCGTGAGCTGCGTCATAGCAAGCTCTACGAGTTCCTGAAGGTCGGTGTCGCTGATGTCTTGGAGTGCCGGATACTTCGCCGCCATTTTCTTAACATCGGTCATGGTCAGCGGCTTCACACTTTCGGGGTCAAGCTGAAGCATCTCGACGCGGTTTTCAATCACTCCGCCGATTTCTTCTACCAACTCAACGGTCTGCGCCTCGCGCTCCTGATATGTGGCAGAGTCACCGGCAAGGTCGGCGGCAGGGCGCTGTTCTGGTATAGTTAGAGCCGGTGAGGCCTTCGTATCGTCCTCAACCGCATCAAACAAACCGCCGTCAGTTGTCGGTTTTTTCTTGGCCTTGCTTGACTTCTTATTGCCACCGGATTTATTTTCGGTTTCTGTATGAAGCCTCGGACGCACTCCGGGGATAAAGTCACCGCTTGTGATTTCAATCTGTGTACCGCCCTCAACAACTGTTTCCGTTGTTGACCCATCGGGATTGACTCGCTTCTTACGCTCGTCCTTTAACTTGGCTTCCGCTTCCTGACGTTCCTTTTCGGCTTGCTGCTCGGCGACAACTGCGGCGGCTGTTGCCATAGCGTCTTTGCCGGACTTGTCAAAGTTGGCAATATCCACGCTTCGCACATCTTCGTAGCTGTCCATGTCATCAACAAGACCGGCGGTCTCTGCTTCGGGCATATCGCGAACGGCATTGTAGAATGATTTCAGGTAAGGACGAATAGCGTCGCCGAGGTCGGCAATCATAGCCGAGGCATACTCTTTGAACTTTCGCGCTCCTTTCTCAATATGATACACGGCCATTTCCGTACCGATAGCAAGAATTTCGGGGTCTACACCCATATTGAGCTGACCGCCGAGCTTCTTGCGCATACGTTCGCGGAGTTCTGCATATCTTTCGTCAGTTACGAGCTTGTTTCCGCTCGGATTGACAGGCTTTTCTTCGGGCTTTTCTTCGCCTTTATTGTCGGGAGTGGCTTCTACGGGTGTCGAATGGTCTGCGAGATTGGCTTCACCGGTCTCCGACAACTGCGTCATAAGGCTCTCAACGTCTACTTGTGCTACTCCCGACGAATGACGCATATCTTCAAGCGACAGCGGCTGTGCATCAGAAACGGCAGCAGGGTCGGCCACGGCCTTTGCAAATGCCTCCGCTTCTTCGCGGGTCTTGAAACCGTATCCTTTCGGCACGGACGTACCGCCCATTTTCTTTGCGAGATTGAGGCGTTCTTGCCATACGTCCTTATCAACACGAGGAAAGACGACGCGATGGAACGTCTTTTTGCTTTTGCTGGTGTAAGTGTCGATAGTGTAGTCGCTCCCCTCTGAAGATACAGGTTTTTCAGGAGCATTTTCTTCTGCTTCCTTTTCCTTTCGTCTATTCTCGCGTGCTGTTTGTGCTTGTTCCTGAACTTCATCTACTCGTTTTGCAAAAGCTTCTGCGTCAGAATAGTGTTCAAAATCAACGAATGTACCCTCACCATTGCTTTGTATGTCGTAATGCTCTTTCGACAAAATCGAAAGAATGGCATCGGGTGTCTCTGCATTTTCATCATATATCCATACCCTTGCGAATACATAACGATTATTGGCAAATAGTTCAATTCGACCTGTATTCTCTCCACCACGAGCAATAACTACGCCGTATCTGTTCGGTTTGGATGTGAACCATTTGCCCGGGACATTGCTCCATGTGTCGGTTGCCGCATCGTATCCGATTGGCTTTTGTGTTTCAATTGGCTTTTCGGGTGTGCTTTCCTCAACCTCTGCTTTTTCGGCAATCTTATACTCATGGTAGGGCTTCTTCTTGCGATGGCTGCTCTCAATCCACTTCTCGAAATCGTCAATGGTTGCAGTTGTGAATACGAGACGACGGCCTTTCTCCCAGCCTTTTTCATAGTTGGCAAGATATGCGTTGATAGCGTCGGCCTTATCGTTAAAGCCGAGCATCACTTTGTGTTCATCGAAAGAGCCGTCAGGGTTGTATTGGTCAACAATAACCACACGTTGGCCATTCCAGCCGTCTATGTTATCCGACAGGAACACGTCTATATGGTCGCCGTCTACGCCCTCGGTGCCTCGGATGTAGCCGTAGGTGTTGTGCATGGTGGTTTCCCACTCCTTGCCGTCTGCGTCAGTACCACGGCGCACAGAGCCGACAGGCTGCTCTATTGTCACGTCAAACGTGCCAACCTGAACATGGCCTTTCTTATAGTTCCCCGCCTCTTTTTGTGCTTGTGTAGGATTGGTGTTCACATCTTTCTCGGCGGCACTTACCCTGTCGGCGAGAGAACTTTTTGGTGTATTTGCTTGTTTTTCTTCCGACAAAGCACTATCTTTGTCATCGGAAACGCCGGAGTCTTGCAAGAGAGCTGTGTCACCTTGCAAGTCCGTTGGATTATCGTCAGTGTTTGTCGTCTTGTCGATTGACTTTGGGGTTTCTTCGGAAACATCAAGCACATTCTTAAGAATAGCCTTATACAAAGCGATGCCTCCATGAAGCTCACCGTCTTTTGACGCACTGGCAATGGTTTGAAGGGTGTCGCTTTTTTTTATACTGTCGGCCATGAACACCTCATACACATAGAGGCGGTTCTTGTTGTTGTCGGCCATTGCACGGCAGAACACATATCTGCGCTGCCCATCGTAGTTGATAGGATAGGCAAAGTAATGGCTCATAACGCCGGGGCGGTTGAAATCTTCAATGCGGCCTAAATATACGGCATTACGGAAACCCTCAGCCAACGATGTGACAGCATCAAGCTTTTCTTGGCGGTAGCCATGCGCGAGAGAGTCTTTGATTGAGTTTTTGTCAATCTCAACCTCTCCGGCCTCGGTGTCGAAGATTACAGGCTCGCCGACATTCTTATCCCACCATTCTTCTGCGACTTTTCGGGCTGATTTACCCTCTTGTGCAGTGATTACGCCGGTGGCCACGTTTACGGCCTCGGCATTGCGCAATAAGTCACCGCGTTGTGTCCTTTCTTCTTCGGACATTTCGCGCGGGTCGAAAGTGGCTACTTCGCTCCCTTGTCCGCTATTGCTTGCAGCTCCTGTTCCACCGTCGGCCGGTTCTGCTCCTTGCGGATTTTGTTCTGCGCCGTCAGAGTTTCCGTCGCTTCCGGGTCTCCCGTCTTGGCCATCTTCACTATCGACGTCCAATATAGCACTTCCATTTGTTCCATTGTCGGTTGTGGGTTTAGTTATGGGTTTATATTCTATATTAAGCACTCGGCGAATAGCCTCGGCAAGAGGTTTGGGTGTCTTGTCTGCAACCTCAAAGAGATTGTCCGGTTCAGTACCCTGCACAATGTCGTACATGGTATTGAATACTGACTGAATATGTTTTTGGGTGCAGCCCTTATACATGGCCGCAAGTGCGAGGGTAAAGTTACTAAAACTTTCCGAGGGTAGATAAGGCTCTCCTGTAACATCAGGGCAACCGCATCAAAAAACGAGGAAGAATAACGACCTTGGAATTACCAGGGTCTTGGCATACGTGTATATTTAAACATCGTTGTTCTTGTATATCTATTGCGC